CGAATTCCTCGGATAAGGCAAGAGCGGGATGATCGGCGTTGCTGGAGTGAAGGACACCTTCGACGAGCATGATCGCAGGAACGACTAGATGATCTCGTCCATTCCACTTCCTGGTCTCGACTTTGCCGTCTTGACCAACCTGTATTCGGATCTGCAGGTGCTTCCCGTTACCGCTAGCTGCGATGGTGGGCATTGATTCTCCTAACTACCGGGACTTCCCATACCTCGATTATAAATGGTTCTGAGAAAAGTGTCACCGGGAATTTGATGGTCAAATAATGGTCTAAGCTGCATGACCCGGAGGTACTCCACTCGATCCAACGAAACCGTGCCAATTGCATTGATGCCCAGGCGGCATACCTTCGTCCTGTTCCTGGATAGAAGGAGTTAGTTGCAAGTCGTCAATCGTTGTGCCTCCTACCACTCGCCAACGTACTTCCTGACCAGCTGTATTGCGCCCGGCATACGGCGAACCTTTGAAGAAGATGTAGACAGAGTGTGTACCCTTCGGTCCGCTATTCTTGGCGAACGATTTAGGACAAAGGAACCTAACGCCGTGGGCTTCTACGACCACGTTCACGGGCTTGAATATAGTCCGCTCTGACTGCGGTGACCACATATCAATAGAACCGTCGGCGTCACGAAAGATGTAGAGGCCTCTCTCGTCTTTCTCCTGCGACGTTTCCTTTTCGCATCGCAGGAGCTGTCCGTCCAATTCAGCCAGCCGCGGCATAACGGGCTCCGAAATCAGGCTGCAGGCCTTGGACTTCCCGCATGTCAGCAATCCGATTGAACTCGGAGGTCACCCTTCAGTTCCTTCTCGAGGCCTGTACTACAAGTAGCGAGGCAGTGGATGCAATAGAGGACGCCCTCGACTCCGCCAACTAACTTGACGGAGACGATAGCCCCTACGACTGTCGGGGAACCCGCGATCATCGACGAAGGAGATGGGTCTACCCCGTCGATCACGTCGATTGTGATAACGGCCCCTGTGACTGTTTCTCCAGTGGAGAGCAGGTCAGTGAAGTCGAAGGCGAAGGAATCTTCTTCCTGTACGGCTTTGGGGTCAAACATTTAGGGCCTCCTAGCGGTTCGGATTCTCTTAGACCCAGCTATCTGTCTGACTGGATCACCGTCAATAATCCTGATATACTTCCGTCCTCGTATGGTGTTACTCCCACTTGCTGCAGGCGAGGGTGGAAGTTGTAGCATGTTGGCTATGTCGTCGGTTTCAGTAACTGACATCGAGCCAAGGACCCGAACGATACCGGTAGTCGCAGAGTTGTCACTTGCCTCCGCCTTGGCTACTGAGCCCTTAGTGGCTGCATGTGCCGAGGCTACTAGGGTATCAACGTCCTCCGTAATGGACATCGACCCAGTAATCCGGACGATACCCTGTGCACTCTGGGAGTCGTTGACATTTGTTCTGGAGAGAGTACCATAAGCTTGGATCTTCGCTTGGATACTAGGTGTATCACGTTGTTCTGTGACCGTCATTGAGCCGTCGATATCTACACGCCCGCTGGCAGCTAGGGAGTCGTCGCTTTCGCTGGAAGCAAGTGTACCTCTATTATTGATCTTGCCTGAAGCTACCTGGGTGTCGTCGCTTTCTACGACATTGACGGTACCGGAAGCGACATTACCTACAGTCCCCGAGGCTTCAAGATCATCGGATGTTTCGGTCCGAGCTAGTGTACCATAGGTAGTGAGTTTACCCGCGGCGGCAAGGGAGTCGACACTTTCCGCTTTGGCTATTGTACCTACGTACCTGAGGCTACCCGAAGCTACTTGTGTGTCAGCAGCTCCTGTTCTAGATAGAGTGCCCTTAACAGTTACTTTGCCTGCTATTGCTTTGGTGTCACTTCCTTCTGTCTGGACTAATGTCCCTTTAGCCGTTACTTTGCCACTGGCACCCTGAGTATCGTGCGCGTTTGTCCTAGCAAGAGCTCCTGAGGAGGTGACCTTAGCACTAGAGTTGGAGGTGTCGTCTTGTTCTGTGACGGCTAATGTACCCGCAATATCGACCTTACCAGAGGCTGCGAGTGAGTCATCGCTTTCCGACTGGGCGAGTGTACCAGAGATCGCAGCGGCAGTTACTTCGCCCGAAGCTACTTGGACGTCAGCTGTTTCTGTCCGGGCTAAGGTACCCTTAGCTGAGGTTTTACCGCTAATTACTCTTGCGTCTACTGTTTCGGTCTGAGCTAGAGTGCCCTTAGAGGTAACTTTGCCCGAGGCAGCATTTGCGTCAGCAGCCTCAGTCTTAGCAACTGTACCATCGATGTCGACTTTGCCGCTAGCGCTCTGGGTGTCACCAGTTTCGGTTCGGGCAAGGTTACCCTTGACGGTAACCTTACCACTAGCTGCTCTGGTGTCAGCAGTCTCTGTTCTGGCTAGAGTACCTTTGGCCGTGACTTTACCACTAACCGTACGAGCATCAGCGGTCTCCGTCCTTGCGAGAGTACCTTTGACAGTTACTTTACCGCTTATTGCCCTAGTGTCATCCTGCTCAGTGACCGCAACGGTACCGGTGATTGTGGTGGACCCCGTAAGGGATATATCGCCACCGGGAGTACCGTTGTCTCGTAGTGCAATATCTGGTGCGGCCATTTACGCGCTGCCAGAAGGTGTGAAGTTATCCGAGCGCCCGATGTGCGTGCCATCCTCTCTAGCTTCGGAGAAATGCCCGAGTGTGTTGTCATACACCGTAGCGGTGTACGCACCATTACCCGAGCGAGAGGTTGATACAACGTGTTCGATGACAGGTGGGCTAACTTGACGAAGAAGAAAGATGTCGATACCCACTGTGCCTCCAGCCGATCCAGTTACATCTCCCCCAGCTGTGAAGGTAATAGCATAGTAGGTAACTGACACGTACGGGTTACGACCAAAAAGCGAAGAATTAGTCGGATTGATTAACCTCCAAGTGCGAGAAGCGTACTCAATATCCGCCCTAGACTGAATATCTGGTAGAACTGGAACATCATTCGGGTACCTCTTAAACAAGTGTCCGATACTTTGGGACAGAAGGTAGACCCCGATCTCTGCGTCCTTTGCACCAGAATGCCACATACCCGATATGTAGGATGGGTCACCACGCCCCTCACCGGAGTTATACCTAATAGCTAAACCGGCACTGAATTCAAGACCCCCGTGCCAAACATCCCACCACGCCCCGATGTTGTTAACGAAATAAGACGATTCCGGGATAATAATTGGGGTGCCTGAGAAATCAGCGACACCTATAGCAAGAGCCGCCATGTTGTAAGTAGTGCTGAGGTTCCACCACACCGTATGATTGTGCGCCCCTATACCCTGCGACGACACTCCACTCTTGTAATTCAGGAGTAGATATCCACTCATAAAGCAAGTAGAAGCTGAGAATACGTCAATGGTAAACGTGTTCCTGCCACGAGCAACAGAGATACCAGCGCCTTGTGCACTACCTGAGTCAATACGCTGCTGGACACTCTGGCAACCACATTGCTGTGAAATTCCGTCCGTATAAGTACGATCAGCTTGTGATCCAGCAGCAAGTACGGGTCCGGCGGCTGTACCGGCCCCGGCGTAATTTAGTCTTAACCCGCTCTGCTTCAGAGTAATTGTTGTAGGTTCTTCGATGAAGAAGATCATAAGTCCACGCGCAATGTTTGATGCGTTAGGACCGTGACTGAAACCTGCAATATCGAAGTCTATTGGTAGCTGCACGCTGTTCAAAAACTCCGTAGTACCAGACAGTGTAAACTGGTAAGTTACGTATAGCGTGTGTGCAGCGTGATTCATCGCACCGCTGCCGGTTGTCCATGCCTTCCACGCATGTGCAGCACCAGCAGAAGGTGACTCGATGTGGACGAACGTGTGGAAATTGTCAGAACCCAGCGCGCGCTCGGAAGCAGCATGGGTAATCGTTGTACCAGTATCGATTCGGGTGTTCATTACAAAGTCGGTAGTACCGGCAGCGTCTTCTGCGTTTCCTTCGACTACCACGAACTGCTGTCGCACTGTAACACCAGCGATATTCTCCAGTAGGCCACCGCTACCAGTAAGCTGCGGAATCTGGTTAGTCCCAATCTCATCCTCAGTTGTAGCCATCGCTGAGAGATCGCTCTCCAGCGGAATGATTGCTGTTGTGTACTGCGTCGCCGCCGTGTCGTCGTACTCGTATGTGATGCAGAAGATGACACTGACATTACACGTCGTCAGACCAGTACCTGTGGATACATCGATGTAGGCACTGAATACCACCGAAGATGAATCAGCCGCCGGGTAGTTAGTTGTGAAGTGCGAGGTAAAGTCAAACGGTCCTAAGCGCCCACCCAGGTTCTCCCCGGTGTTCGTGATGTCGTCGGTCTCCGTGACCGTGGTCGCGCCCGCGCCGTTCACACTGCACGCGAGCCGATGCTCCGTGATGGTGTTCCCGGTGACTGTGCTCATGCCCTCGAAGTTGAGCCACGCCATCACCGAGCGGAACGTGCGCGAGGAGTTCTCCGTGTAGACCGTAATAGTTGGCAAAGCCGTGAGAGTGGCGTCAGCCATTGACGCTGCAGTAAGTCGTGTCGCATACCAGAGGGTTTTTGTACGCGTAGTCATTGTTATGCTCCTGGTACTGGACGCCAGAAAACTGTGATTCTTATCTCGTCAGGTAGCATCGGATTGAATTCCACTCGTAACTTGAGGGTGCGCCCGCCAAATTCGAGCCGCACGTTATCCATGTATTGTACCCCAGTTTCCCGAGCCTCATAAACGGCGTCGATCATCGGGAGCAACTGGTTACGGACCTGTGCTGGAATTGCCATGTTACTCCTCCGAAGTGGCAGGGGTACTATACCGTTACTAGTACCCCTGCTTGGTTGCTACCAGCTGGTTATGCGTTGCCTTCGGTGATCACCGCCGAAGTGATCGATACTTCTTGGCCGACGCTGATTGCAGTGGAGTTCAGGTTCAAGTCCGAACCCGAGGTACCCACGTTGCCATCGACGCAGCACGTACCGGTCGAATCGACGACCCGGAACCAGGTGGCAGTCCCCGAGGCGTTTGCGGCTGCATCTGCCGTAATTGCCGAGAACGTCAGAGCTTGGGACGCTACCGAGCCTGAGGGATCCGATAGAGTCAACTCGGCGAGGAGCGTCGTTGCCGTACCGCAGGTTGCCGGTCTGGAGCCGTCGTAGATCCTCCACAGGCCCGCGCCGGCGCCTCCATCGATCGCATTGAGTATCTGCGTCATCCGGTTGTTTCGGACGGTCGTCGAGTAGGCCAATGCGAAGATCAGAGGGCTCAGGAGACGTCGCAGACCCTCGAATAGTGCATCGAGGATCCAGCCACCGGTGAGAAAGCCCACCATTGCGTGGCCGTTCTGCGGGTTCACGGGTTTCTCCGGGCGCTTGTGGCTCACCATCTGGGCGAGAACCCATTGCTGGGCTGCAGTGTCGGCCTCGTCGCGAGTGTCCGAGACGCCGATCTCCTCCGCGAGCTGGAACTGAGGTTTCGGGCTCGCTTCGTAGACCGCCGCGCACAGCGTCCGACGCTCGTCCTGTAGGGCTCTGACTCTGCTCTGACCTGCCCCGTCCATCTGCAGGTACTGTGCCTGGGTAATGGGCACGTCGGACGGGTAGACGGGCATCGGTACGTCGGGACGTTCCTTGGTGGTCTTCCCCTCGAAGGACCAGCCAATTGGCGCGAAGGAGGTGATCGTTGCTTGCCAGCGATATCCTTCTTCTTCGCTGCCGCTGACGACGATGTGCCAGTGAGCCGAATACTTGCCGCGAGGGTAGTCCGCGACGTTGATCAGTGCTACTTTGCGAGGCTGCTTCGTTGCCATGATGCTCTCCTTAGTGTGGGATTGACTAGTAACTCAACTACCGCCGCGTGTATCTGGAGCCTCGCGTACTGCCGGGGCTGTTGCTGCTGGTGTTTCTACTGGACTTGGTCTCTGTGAGCCTGCTCCGGCCCCCGGATTTGTTACACTCGTGGGAGCCTTTGGCATTGTGTCTCCAGCTTTCACTTTCTCTGGTAGACTCAGGACAGTACGACATTCCTCGTCGGAGACAATCGGATCTCCGAATTGAGCTCGGCGACTCATGTTCACGATCGCTCTGGCTTTCTCTGCGAGGGTGCGGGCATCTTCTAAGGGGGACATGTGGAAGGCCTCGGGCCACTCGAAAACAGAGTCATCTGTACCCAGTTTGGCCTTCGAAGTGGTACCTTCGGGCAAATACGCCCGGTCTTCCAGGAACTGGAACGCCGGGTTGAGAATGTAGGGCTCCCCGAAGACCCTTCTGCGACGCTCAATGTACTCTGCCCAGTTCGCTCTGTCCTGTTCCGAGGCTAATTGGCCTGCTTCGGACCCCGTCAAAATACGCTGCGGAATGCTGGTGGTTCCAGCCAATATCGCGACCAAAGTCTCGAAAACACCGCGTGGATCGGCGACTTCTGAGCCCAAAGGCGTGACTTTGACGCCTCGAGTCCGAATGTACCTACGGAGCTGATGTTGGAACTCATCCAGCTCGTCTTCCAGGGCTTCCGCGTCACCAGCTTGGAGCTGCATCTCCTTGTCCACGTCTACCTGCATACCTCGGTTGGCGGTAAGCCAGTAGAGTTCGGCCGATCCTCCGCCGACCTTGAGAATGTCATCCAGAGTGTTGTAGATCTGGGCGAGTCGGGGCTCACCGAACATCAGCCCTTGCAAGGGGCGGTCGACGATATGGATCAGACGGCTGTAGTGGACCTCCACCGTCTTCTGCTGGTTCTCTGGACCCACCTTCACTTCGTACAAAACAGGTTGTCCATATCGGGGCCGTTGGGTATTGTCCTCGTACGTCCTGACCTTGACGTTCTCTCCACCGTAGGCTTGGATGTAGAGGATGTCCTTCGCACTCGAGATACTCGGAGCCGGTACTTTGGCGTCACCTCTCATCCCGACCCACAGTACAGCAAAGGGCCCAAAGCTGAGGAGCTTGTCTACTTGGATGACCCGTTGGTAGAACTGAGTCTGGGACGTGAAGTCGTCCCACTTCTCCTTGACGCCGCGCATCTCTGTGAGCTTCGGAGGATGTGCCCACATCTCCTCTGGCGGCATGTCGACGATACGACTGGCAATATCCTGCCTCTGGTATTTCGACAGAAGGTGGTTCGCAGTGAGTACCTGCGGGTAGCCGAATACGTCGTATAGACGACGTTTCCCATCGAACATCAACCCAGCGAGTCTGGCGAGACCCATTCTGGATAAGAGGTTGGATACGTTCTGCCTGATTGGTGTTACTTTGTCTGTGGCCATAGTTGCTTACCTCACACCTGGAATTGATAGTTGTGTTCTACGACCCCAAACTACGCCCTGGATGAGCTTACCCGAATCTCCCCTCACAACTCCAGAGTCCTGACTATGAGGACGCCCCCACGTTGGGATAAGAATGTTGGATTGGTGCAGCTCGTTAAAGCCTTGGCTTGCGGAATCGATCGTGTCATCATGTCGACCATTCGGGAAGTCCTTCAGCTCATCCTTGTGAATCTGATTCCAGACGGCCCGAAGCATGAGGATGCGGCCGTGAGAGACCGCCGCTACATAGGGCTGGGCGCGGATCCACTTGTTCTCACCACCTGCAGGTTTGATCGTTACTGAGTAACCACGAAGGACATTCGATGCGAGGTGCTCCGCATATGCTTTGCCTGAACTACCAGGTTCTTGCTCGATGACGATCGGAGTTCCAGTACCATCTGTCTGCGCGGTCTTGAGGAGAAGATCCTCAACTTTAGCTGGAGACAACTTGTCGCGCTGCATGTCGTACAGACAGGTCAGCGCTGTTGGTAAGCCCGGGCGACCGTTAGTCCCGATGAGGATGCCGACAGTCCAGTCGCCCTTCTTCTTCTTCTTGCCGTCAGTTGCTGCAATATCCCAGGAGCGAGTCCAACGGTAGAGCTGTGGGTTTACCAGCTGGTCGACGATTCGGATTTGCTCGGGATCGGCTTTTGTTTCGCCGATTGACTTCGGATTCTGCTGGTACATGGCGTTGAAGATGAAGTCCCCCACAACACTCTTGATCTGGAGGAGCTTGTCGATCGGGTATCTGGCTGACCAGAGTGCTTCACCTGGGGCCCTATTGAGAATGTCATTCTCTTCGGCGATTGCAGGCATGCGGATTACTGTCCACATACGGTCTTTGTCGTTCTTGATCAACCAACCGATTAGGTCATCTAATACCCACCGTGTTGCGAGGATGACGCAACTGCCTCCAGGTTCGAGTCGGGTGTAGGCAGTTGTTCCGAACCAGTTCTGGATGCTTTGCAGTACAAGATCCGAACTGGCTTCTGCCCAGTTCTTGATGTAGTCGTCGATGACGAGCAGGTTAGCACCACGACCTGTAATGGGCCCGCCAATTCCGACCGAAGCCATGCCGCCGCCTTCGGTGGTAAGGAAGTGGTCAGTACGCTGAACGTCATCTCGGACGCGTGCATCGAGGAGTCTTGGCCCGTCGGTTGCGTCATCCAGCAAGAAAGAGTCACGAACACGACGGCCGAAACCGCTAGCAAGCTCGGCAGCATAGGTGGCGAGTATGACACTGGCCCATGGCCAATGCTCGAGGAACCAAATTGGAGTGTGGACACTGATCTCCTCCGATTTGCCGTGGCGTGGTGGGAGCTCTACTATGATTCTGGCATCACCCTGGCTAATCTCATGAGCCAGGATACTCGAGAGGAATAACAAGTGCTCAGCTGGTATCCATCTACCTCCAGTTCTGTAGGTCGCTAGAGTAGCTGGGGTAAATTTGACAGCGTCCCGAAACTCCTTTGAGCGAGGATCGAGGATCCCTTCGACGGCTAGTTGCAGATCTGTCTGATTGAAAGGAACAGATTGAAGAGGGAGCTCGAAGGACTCAGAGAGCCTCTTGAAATCATCCAGCATTGTCCGCTCCCGTTCCCGTTCCCGTTCCCGCCCCTGTGCCTACCTCTGGGCCCGGTGTATTTTCGCCTGGAGCCCCAGTCAAGTCGTAAGGACCTGCCAGATCGTCCCGAGTAATGAGTTCCTGGGTGCGCTGGCGGGTTTTGAATTGACGACCTTGGAATTGTTCGTGCGGATTGGGGAGACGTTGCTGCGCCGTTCTGGTAACACGGATGATCAGTTCCTGCATGTTCTTGGAGGCCTCAGGATCCTTGAGCACATCCTTGAGAATCCCTTTGGTCTCGCCTACTGGTTGCCCGTTCACCCCATTCTCATAGACGTTCCCAGCTGCTTTCTGTGCTAGCGAGCGGACAATCATCTCGAAGCTGGTGTCCTCATCACGCTCCTTCTGTGCTAAGGGGCCGGCTGCTGGGAGACCAACACTGACGCGTTGGATACCAACCAGCTTACTCAGGAGGTCTGCCGCCGTCTGAGGCTTCATGTTGTCGAAGAATTTGGGCTGGTTGAAGACCTTTTCTCGGAGTTCCCGGAGGAGACCCGAAGCCATGGTGAAGTGCTCATCCTCTACACTCATCTGACGCTTCAGCCTGAGGTGGCGGTAGGCAGCCTCCTTGTAGACGTCGTATGCCTTGGCTCTAGGACGCCAGAAGTAGAGGATGCTTGTTTCATACAGGAAAGCGTTGAGGAGTTTTGGTGTCCATGAGCCCTGCGCCTGTGGGAGAGGCTGCCCCTGGTTCATAATTCGGAGAAGTTCTTCGTCGGTCGAGAGCTTCGATAGTTCTCTCGGGCCCTCGTGGATCGCTTCCAAGTACATCTGGAAACTACCGAAGGCGAAGCTGGGCTCGAAGTCGAGCTTGTGCCAGAATGGACGGCCATCTGGAAGTGTAGGATAGCCATACTCGAAGCTCAGGTCCGTGTAGGCGTTCTTTAAGGTCTGGACTTCTTCCTTCTCCGGGAGCTGACTGAGAGGGAGGAGGTCGACTCTGTAAAAGCCAACTGGGAGGCCCTCTGCAGTTGAGGGGACCCTCGGCTGGGCTCTTTGGATGAGCTGAGCCCTGTAAGAGAGGACAGGGCTACCGTTGATTGGCTGGGGACCTTGTGTTTGGACCTCTCTCTTGAGAGCAGGGGCGTTCATATCCCAATTATAAATGGTTGTCTATGGGACTGTCAACAGGAATTTCAGGGTCTTTTTGGGGTCCCTGGGTGTTTGTGTGGTGCTACCAAATTTTTGCAATATGGCCGAATGGTTTTGCAGGATTTGACTACGTTTTTTGAGGTCCCGAGGACTATTATATAAGTGAAAGAAGACTGTCAATAAGAAATATCTATTGGTCATTTATGACTAGTCGTTTTATAATCTCTTTACTAGTTCATGTTGAACTAGATTAACATAAAGGTAAATCAAATGACTAAAGTTGATCAAAAGAAAGATGAGTTTGATTACATCAAATTCATCAACGAATGTGGAACAAAGTCTGCAGCGATTCGGAAATTAACTGCAGATGGAAAGAGTCGTAGTGAGATCGCTTCGATGTTGAACATCAGATACCAACATGTAAGAAACGTTCTCATTACACCGATCAAGAAACAAAAAGAAGTCAAGTAACAAGAAGACAAGTAGAGTTGATCGAGAGATCAACTCTACTTAGTTAGTTTATTTGATAACTTAATAAGGAGGTTGTATGGTCATGGTAATGTGTGTGGTAGTCACGACTAGCCTGGGCATATACTTCGGACTAGTAAGACCTACGCTTAGGAGGCTCGGAGTAGTAGAGTAGGACCTAGCTAGAGCCCATCACAGTGGGCTCTCTGGTGGGTCTTCCACCTAACGTACTAGAGGAGATAGACATGTTACGTATCACGATCAGAGGTGCACGTCTTAGCGATGCACGATCGGAAGACGGGAGCGTAGAGTTGGAACTGGACTCCGTCAATCCGATCGACCTCGATGGAAAGCTCCTGGACGCCATCTCCAAGAGCTTGGTGAAGCAGGGTATCAAGATGAAGGACGCATCAAGGATGGTAGACGCCGGATCGTCGGCCATCTACGACGAATCCATCGTTCAGATCCTGAAAGATCGGATCTCGTACTAAGACCCAAATCGGAAACCCGCCCCGTAAGGTGGGTTTTTGATTCCTTCCAGGGGACCTGTCGGGACTAGTCCGAATGACGTCAATTGAATCGTGAATCGTGAATCGTGAATGAAGCATATTGAATACCCAGGGGCCCTGTCCTTCTCCACGCCCGTTAAACTTAGCGCTACTAAGGTCGTACAACCATGCTCCTCCGGAGGCATGGGCCCGGTCGCAACCTTTTGAGCCCTAGCCCAAGCACCGGCTTCCGAAACAGTTCCCGTTTACCAAACCTAGCTGCCATACCCCTATTCGCAGGATGGTTTTAGGGCATTCAAACAATCACGTTGCGCCCAGCTTAGGGACCGCGTTATAATAGTGACATGATGAATAATTCATCATACCTATCCAAAAGATAGGTCAACCAGTCAGACGAGGGCAACATGACCAAAACCAAAGTGCAAGTCCCGGAGGGCTTCGACCGGATCAAGTTCATCAACGAGGCCGGCAACAAGTCGAAAGCGATCAGGCAGCTGAACAGCGAGGGCAAGACGAGGTCGGAAATCGCGACCATGTTGGATCTGAGGTATCAGCACGTCAGAAACGTCCTGATCACCCCGATCAAACAAGCCAAGTAACAACGAGACCCGGTCGAGAGACCGGGTTTCTTTTGTTCGTCGGGACCAGTCCGAGGAGCTCCTATAGACTAGCCCCCCAAGCCCGTTGGACCGTGCCGAATGACCCTTGAAATCTGATTTATGACCTGGCAGGACAAGTCCGCAAACCGACTATACAATAGCCCGTGCGAAGGAGGGGAGGTAAAATCATATAGTCCGGCTCGGTAAAACTATATAGTCAAGCCCTAGATTTGACCCTCGTGACCGGCGTATAATATATATGTACCATAAATATAGTGGTACGGTTATAACAACCAGGAGATCAGCATGGTATCAATACCGCGCAAGACCAAGGCAGTCACACACGTCAAGGTCATGAAGGCCTTGGAGGAATATTGGCGGGCTGCCGAGGAACACGAAGATGACGATGTCATCAGGGACACATCAGTCGAAGGTCGGCTCAATGACTTCGCAATGTGGTTGTACAATACCAGATTCAAGTCCGTCTAACCAGGAGACCACAATGGGAACACATAGTGGAATGGCAGTTCGTACTAATGAAACTGTCGAGGTCTGGGAGAAGGGCATGGACGGTTTCGATATCGTCCAGGCCTCGAAGGATTGGTTGGCTGAGGGTCCCAACAAGAACCCGCACCCTGACCCAGAGACTATCGGGACATCGGGATACACGCACCATCACAAGGTCGAGGGCATTAAGGACTGGAAGGACGTTTGGGATAGTCCAGGGATCGAACAGAACCTGGAAATGGAATGGGAGTACTTCTTACTCATCGACCACGACACAAAATTGATCGAGCTCCCAAGTCCGATGGGTAGTTTGAGTGCCCTAGCTAAGATCGCCAAGCCGTGGGAAGATGCAGGTTGGACAATTAACTTATAGGAGACGTCATGAAGTACCAAGATTTAGTCGATTGGGCAAAGGGACAGGGTAAGACCGAAGAGGACATTAAGAGGTACGTCCTCTGGGAATATGCAATGTACCTCGCAGACCTGAGTGTTTATGAACTGCGCAAAGAGCTGGTAGAAGGGAGCGGGAAAATCGAAGTCATGTCCACCAAGGATTGGGCAGACTATTTCGACAGCTCCGACGACGAATACCAAGAGGGCATGAAGACCTCGCTAACTGGTTTCTGGAACGAGTTCAAGTAGCGGAGCGAGGGCCGAACTTGCAAGCGGCCCTTTCTTTTAGACCCCAAGGACCGGGGACTAGTCCGAATCGCGACATCAGTACTTTGAATGCCCAGTCCTCAGGCAGTCCTTATGGCTAGCCCGTGCACCGACGTACCAGTAAAATCATATGGTCGCCCGTATGATGACCTCTTGCTACCATATAAGGGACTACTATATAATATAGGTGTACGCTGAAAACAGGGTACAGTAGCGGCTCAGAGGCCGCGACTAACGTTCTTTTACAACCGGAGCATACCATGGCGAAAGCCAAATCGCAAGTGCAACATGCGCCCGCGCAAACCGTGCCCGCGCAAACGACCCCGACCCCGACGCCTACCGTCGCCGAAGCGAAGACCGCGCAAGCGGTCGAGCTGAAGACGATGGACGGCGTGACGGCCGAGAACTTCACGACCTTCACCAAAGAGGCCCTCATCGCGGGATACGGCAACAAGAGCAACGCGATCCGTGGCCTCGCGGCCTTGGGTCTCAAGCCGGGGCCGATCTCGAAGCACCTGGGCATCATCTACCAGCACGCGCGCAACGTCCTCTTGCGTCCGCTGAAGCGGGTGATCAAGGAGCAGCGGGACGCAGCAGCGCAGGCCGCACCGGCCGGAGAACAACCCGCCGGCAAGTAGTACCCATGAAAGCCCTGATGTATGGGGTGGCCTTGGGGTTAGCCCTAGTGGTCTTCTTCATTTGGGTCGCTAGGCATCTGTAAGACAGGGGCGGGGAAACCCGCTCCTGAACCGGAGAACCAAGACATGAAAGACATCATCGTAGTCATGCGTCCCGCCCGCAGCACTCCCGGGACGATCCTCTTCGACGCGGTCGACAAGCTCAACTCGAGCGTGTCGAACGTCTACGTCAAGAAGGTCGCCTTCGAGAACGGAGCGCCGCCGGCCGAGATCGAAGTGATCGTCCGCGAGAAGAAGGCGGGCAAGTAGCACAAGGAGCCGCCCCCGTAAGGGCGGTTTCTTTTTGTCGGTTGGGGGCCCAGGCCGTCAGACTAGTCCGTCAACCATCTATAGACTAGCCCTAGCGACGGAGTTCATTTTGAAGACCGTTGTCTTTGACCAAATCGAGGGATGCCGGTCTTTTTTACGAAGTAACGAAGTAGGGCAGTCCCGAAGTTGTAACTTGTTGATTTTTAACGGCTTTAGTAGTTCCCTAGTTGTACTTCCTAGTTCTTCTTAGTGATCTATAGGTGGGAGACACATTGGGAAGATACAATTCCTATATGACCACCCTGCCTATTAGTTTTATTTATATGGTGGCATATTTCCCCAACTTGTAACCACTTGATAGATTACGAACTGTAACTACTGAACTACTAAAGCCTTAAAAATCAACTAGTTAGAACTGAGGGAACTCCCTACTTCGTTACTTCCTAAGTATGGTCGCCAACTCCCGAAGTTTAGTAGGCCAATTCAAAGATCGAATGACCTACCAAACAGAATGTGGTCAGTAAGAAATG